GCAGAGTTTTTAGACACCTTAGCTAAGGTTGAGGTACTAGATGATGACCCTTTGGGGTAGTGGGGCGCGGTAACTTTGGTTACCTCATAGCGCAGCTAGCCGTGGAAACGGGTATCGCGCCTCAGTACTTACTAGACCTTGATGCAGATATGTTTAAGAATATGCTCAAAGTCCTAAACGATAGATCTAAGGAGATGCAAAATGCCAACAGAGCTAGAAGGGGCCGTACAGCTCCGCGTAGCCCTTAAGCGTTTTGCACCTGACCTATCTAAAGAGACTCAGACACAAATGGCGGCAGCCTTAAAAACTGTAACTATTGTTGCTAGAGGATACGTGCCTAATGACGGTCAGGTGTTATCAGGCTGGACTAAAACCTCATCAGGTGGCGAAAACCTGACTTACCGCCCATTCCCTAAGTTTAACTCTATGCAGGCTAAAGCTGGCATTACTTATTCTACTTCACCCTCTAAGCCTAATAAAAACGGCTTTGTAGCTTTAGCCCGCATCCTTAATAAGTCTGCGGCTGGTGCAATTTATGAGACAGCGGGCCGTAAAAATGCGGACGGCCAACCTAACTATAAACCTGCAAGCGTTGTTTATCGCACAGGAGACGGCCCAGGAGATTTTACTATCAGGTATTATCAAGAAAAGGACAACGCTCAGCGTAAAGGTTATAACAACTCACTTAACCCCAATGCAGGTAAACAATTTATAGCTAACCTAAACAGTACTGGCCAGCTAGTCAATGCTAGGCCTAAGGGTTTAGTAGGCACCCCAGGGCGCAAACTAACTGGACGTTTGATATTTAGAGCCTGGGCTGAGGATAACGGGCGAGCTAATGCAGCTGTTATTAAGGCGTTAGAAAAAGCCTCAAAAATGTTTTATGAGCATACAAGGAGAGCTGCCTAATGGCTACAGATCTAGTAGTAAATATAGCCAGCCAATTCTTAGGTAAAAAGGCTTTTCTAGATGCTGACAAAGCTACCAAAAAACTTACGGGTAGCGTAAAGAGTCTAGGCCGCGTATTAGGTGTAAGCCTTAGCGCAGCAGCTTTTGTATCTTTTGGTAAATCGGCTGTTAACTCGTTTACGGGCGCCCAAAAAGAGGCTGCAATACTAGCTAATACTGTAAAAAATCTAGGCCTAGCTTTTGACCAGCAAAATATAGATCAATACATAAACAAAATAGGCAAACTTTATGGGGTAACTGGCGGGCAAGCTACGCCAGCCTTGCAGGCTTTGTTGACAGCTACAGGTTCAACTGCTAAATCTATAGAGATTTTTAACACCGCTTTAGATGTAGCCGCTGGCACAGGGGCCGATGTTACCCAAGTTGCTCAGGATTTATCTTTAGCATATTTAGGTAATACTAAAGCCCTAAAAAAATATAATACGGGTCTGACCTCAGCTGAGTTAGCAGCTATGACCTTTAATGAGTTGCAGACTAAGTTAAATAATAATTTTGCAGGTGCAGCAACGGCAGCAGCAGCTACATATACTGGCCAGTTGACTATATTAAGTGAGTCAGCGAACCAAGCTAAAGAGATTATTGGTAAGAGCCTAGTAGATGCTATTGACTCTTTAGGTGGCAGTAATGGCATAGCCGAAGTTGGGGAAGATATAAACAACGCCGCGGCATCCCTGGCTAATTTTATTGACAGCATTATTTACCTTAAAGAGCAGATAGCAACAATCCCAGGGGCAGGCATAGTTAAGGGCGCTTTTGGTGCGGTTGGCAACGTATTAGGCAGATTTAGCCCACAACGTGCAGCTGAGTTATTAAAAGAGATTAAAGGCCCACAGCCTTTTAGCCAGCCTATGACTTTAGCTAATCAAGCTACAGGCGTAGCCGATGCTGCTGCTAGAAAGAAAGCAGAGCTAGAGGCAATTAAGCGTAATAAGGAATTAGCCAAACTAGCAAAAACCCAAGCTGCAGCGGCACTAGCAACAACAAAAGCCAAAAAAGAGCAAGCCAAGCTAGATAAAGCAATAGCCGCAGGCCAGCTAGCCTTAGGCAAAGGTGCAGACGTTTTTGATATGGACAAAATCCAAATTAACGCAGCGCTTATAGGTCAAGCTGAAGCTTTGGGTAAAGCTGAAAGTTCTGCGCAAGTACTAGCTATTGCCAATGACGTACAGCGCCTAAAGGTAAAACAATCCATAAATGAGCTTGAAGATGCCATAGCCTCTAAAGATGTAGCTCGTATTGAACGCGCCACAAAACAACTTAATGAGGACTTAAAAATCTTAGGTACCTTGCAAAGCCAAAACTTTACTTTGTTAGGTATTAAGACAGTTTTGGATAGCCTAAAACCTAAAGAGCTTATAGATCAAGAAAATCTAAATATGGCTTTAGACAAGATACGCGAGATGCTAAGGCTTTTAGCGCAGGCAGGGGCAACACCTAGCACTAGACCAAGCTCAGGTATCCCTACAGGCGATTATGTACCACCCGTAGTTTTTGACCCTAACACCTCTATAGATGCAGTTATAGAATATGCCGATGCTGCAACCGAGCGCGCTACCGCTTTTGCTATATTACAAGAGCAAGAAAACTACTCAGCTTATTTAGACCTTATTGAGTTCCAAAGAAAACTAGGAGACTTTGGAGGCTATAGCGCCGATATGAACAGAGGCGGCGGCTATGGATCAGGTACAGCTGTAACCGTTGAGATTATAGATAAGACAAGCGGCCTCATTGAGGTAGTACAAACTGCTGTACAAGAAAATAACAGGTTTGGCAATAACCTTAATTTTGCTGGCGCAATATGACCGTACCCGTAATTCACGCTGTTATTAACTTTAGTACTGGGCCAGCCTTTGCTCAGGCTATGATTTTAGATACTGGCATATTAGGCACAAACGTGTTAGCAGATAGCGCCGCAGTTATTGTGGATGTATCTAACGTAGTAGATAGTATTGAGACAAAGCGCGGGCGTAACCCACAAGCTGACCAATTCCAAACGGGCACCCTATCGTTGCGTATCGTTGACCAAAACGGCGATTTTAACCCTCAAAACCCTAGCGGGCCTTATTACAACTTACTTACGCCTATGCGTAAGGTGCAGATTACGGCTACATACGGGGCAACTACTTACCCTATCTTTTCAGGCTTTATTACTAGCTATACAACCACTACACCTAAAAACGCTAATGATGTCGTTTATACAACTATTCAAGCGGTAGATGCTTTTAGGTTGGCACAAAATGCACAGATTAGTACCGTAGCAGGCACCTCAGCGGGTCAACTTAGCGGTGCAAGAATTAACGCCCTATTGGATGCTATCTCCTGGCCTAACTCTATGCGTGATGTAGATGCAGGTTTAACTACTATGCAGGCAGACCCAGGCACAGCCCGCACAAGCCTTGCAGCTATGCAGACGGTAGAGATTAGCGAGTATGGTGCCTTGTATGTAGATGCCGCTGGCTCGTTTGTCTTTCAAGATCGTAACGTAACAGCTGGCAGTACTGGCCTTACGCCTACAGTATTTAACGATGACGGCTCAGATATTAGCTACTTTAATGCGGTGTGGCGCCTTGACGATACCCTGGTTTACAACTCAGCGAGTATTACCCGCACAGGTGGCACGGCCCAAGTAGCCATTGACCAGCCCAGCATAGATAAGTATTTTATCCATAGCTACAACCAGCAAAACCTACTAATGCAGACCGATGCCGTGGCCCTAGATTATGCGCAGGCATACGTTGCATCTAGGGCTGAGACTAGTATCCGCTGCGATGCTATTCAGCTAGACCTTTATACCGATAACTACAACTTAGGCATTATTGCAGCGCTTAGCCTGGATTACTTTGACCCTGTAACTATTACGACTAACCAGCCTGGCGGATCAACGCTAACTAAGACTTTGCAGGTGTTTGGCGTAGCTATGAGCATTACGCCTAATAGCTGGAAAACAACACTTACCACTTTAGAGCCGATTATTGACGGCTTTATATTAGACTCAGCAATATACGGCTTGCTTGACAGCGGCGTATTAAGTTATTAAGGAGCTATAAAATGTCAACTAAACAGACGTTTACGACAGGGCAGGTTTTAACGGCTGCACAGATGACAACTCTGCAGGCGGCTGCTTTTCAAGAGTCCACGTACAGCGCAAAAACTGCCTCATATACTTTTGCATCAGGTGATGAAGGCAATATATTTTCAATGAATAACGCTGCAACGCAGCAATTTAATATACCTACCGATGCTACTTTTAACTTTGCAGTAGGCACAGAGATTAACGTATTTTGGATTACTGGCGCGGGTCAGCCAACCATAGGTGCGGTAACGCCAGGCACTACTACTGTAATTAGCACAGGCGCTACAAGCGCTACGCCTAAATTGCGTGTGGCCAACTCAGGTGCAACCTGTAAAAAACTGGCTGCTAACTCTTGGATTGTATTTGGAGATATTGCATAATGACACCAATGCTAGGAATTATGGCCAGTGGTATTAGCGGCCACTTAGCCGTTGCTCCAACTGCCTTAGATTATTTGGTTGTCGCAGGTGGTGGTGGTGGTGGTGGAAACGAAACTGCTTACGGCGGCGGTGGTTGGGTCGGTGGTGCAGGTGGTGCTGGAGGTTATAGAACAGCAGCAAGTTTTAGTATTGGAGCATCTTTTACAGTAACAGTCGGTGCAGGTGGCGCTGCTGGAACTAATGCAGCAGGAACTCCAACAAGTGGATCAAATGGCTCTAACTCAGTATTTAGCACAATTACATCAAGTGGCGGCGGTTCTGGCGGTGCGGCTCGTGGAAATGGAACGGGCACTATTGGAGCTAACGGCGGTAGTGGCGGTGGCGGTGGTGCAGGAGCCGTAGCAGGTGGAGCTGGCGGTACTGGAAATCTTGGTGGATATTCACCCGTTGAAGGTTTTGCAGGTGGAGCTGGAACGGGGCCAAATGATAACGGCGGTGGCGGTGGCGGAGCAACGGCAGTAGGTCAGACGGCAACGCGTCCTAATGCTGGTGGAGCAGGGGCTAGTAGTTCAATTACTGGCAGTTCGGTTACTTATGCAACTGGCGGAACTGCTAGAACTGCAACGGGGCCAAGTGCCAATACTGGAAATGGCGGCGGCACGCAAGCCGCAAATGCTTCGCCTTTTGCAGGCGGATCAGGAATTGTCGTTTTGAGTTATGCAAATACTTTTGCAGATTTAACCTCTATTGGTGGTGGTTTAACTTATACAAAGACAACAAGCGGTGGTAATACTATTTACACATTCACTGCTGGAACAGGAACGGTAACCGTATAATGGCTCATTACGCATTTTTAGATGACAATAATATCGTTACACAGGTAATTGTAGGCAAAGATGAAAACGAAACTATTGAGGATTTAACGCCTGAGGAGTGGTACGCAAACTTTAGCGGGCAAAAATGTGTACGCACTAGCTATAACGGCAATATAAGAAAAAACTACGCAGGTATTGGCTACTCATATGATGCAACACGGGATGCTTTTATAGCACCTGAGCCTGAGGGTAATCTTGGTTTAGATGAAAATACCTGCCGTTGGATTATGCCTTATGTTGAGGATTTAACGCCTTGTATCCGAAACACCGAAAGTATTTAATATGCAGACTAGCTACAACGGCTGGCCAGCATCTAAGGATCAAGCTGAGATAGGCGTTAAGCCTTTTAAGGTAGAGGGCACAAGCCTTAAAATCCGCTGCGCTGAAAAGGTAGCGCCGTTGCTTATTAACTTTGCTAAAGAGTTTAACGAGCTAATAGAGCCATTAGAAGGCGGCACGTTTGACGATTGGGGCTATGCCTACAGAGACGTAAGAGGTGTAGTAGGCAAGCTAAGTAACCACGCAAGCGGCACAGCTATAGACCTCAACGCAATTTTACACCCTTTAGGCAAGGTAGGCACGTTTGAGGCAGCTAAGGTGCCAATGATCCGTGCCCTGGCTAAAAAGTACGGGCTAACTTGGGGCGGAGATTGGACTAGAAAAGATGAGATGCACTTTGAGATAAGTATTGGCCCTGCAAAGGTTGCAGAGTTAATAACTAAATTAGGGCTAGAAAAGAGCGAATAAATGAAAGAGCAACTAAAGGCTGCGGC